AACGTAATCTGAACCGTCGGGGCCACGGTATGTTTCCAAAATTTCCTCAAGCGTCAGCCCAACCCATGTGCGCTGTGGTATTTCTTCTTGGCCCCATGTCCCACAACTTATGCAACGCATTTGTCCGACTTTCATTTCACCTGTTCTAAACCATTCATGCTTGTGGGCAATCTTTACAGGCTCTGGCTGTGTTAAGGTTTCTTTGATGGCGGTGATGGTCTGGTTAACAAAATGCTCTGACCAGCTGATTGCTTGTTCGTGTGCATATGGGTCAAAGCAAGTTGCAACGCAACGCTCCAACGCCTCCAGAGCTAGCTTCAATGCTTCGTCTTTAGTCATGTGTTTTTCTCCTTAAGTTTGGCTTCGATCTTTTCAGCGTATTCGCAATAAGCGCCAACAGGCCAATCAACATTTTTAGCAAGCTCTATGCGTTCATCAAGAGTCAGCCCAACCCATGCGCGCTGTGGGTACAAAGCAACTCCATTCAATGTCAAGGGAGCTTCAAGGTCTTGCTTTGGCTGTGCCAAGGCTTTAATCAATGCCTCACAAACAACGTATTCGGGCGTATTAGGTGAATGAATACCCATGCCAACTTGTGCTAGTTCAATCAATTTGTCTTTAGTCATACTTGTCCCCTAATAATTTCAGCAGGCTCATGCGGGTCGTACCACCCGTCAACGTATTTATTACGCTCATCAAACACTTTTGCTAAACGCTCACGCTCATGCTCCGCTACTAGCTTGGCAAAGATTTCAAGGTGCAATAAAGCAGATGGATGAAATGGTTTTCCTTCCTCATCTATGCCATACGCCTTGTTTGCCATGCGAATAATGTCTTCTCTGTTCATAGCGGTGCGTCCTCGTAGTTGTCAGGGTTGAACTTCGGTTGTTTGGTTCCCTTGTCTTTTGGATTTGGGAATGGGGGGAAGGGCCAGTTCATAACATCCACCCCGTTAAAGTTACGTAGACACACACCCAAAATGCGATTAAACAAACCCCGAGCCAAATGTAGATTTCTTTGTTGCTCATTCACCTAACTCCGCAAAGATTTCGTTAAGAATTGTTTTGACTTGGCTGACCATTTCGGCTTTGGGTGCGGGCGCTGACATGACCATCTTGATACTTGCCAGCGCCTTGTACATAGCCTGACCCTTCAATGCAAACAATAGCTTGTCCTCATCGTCGGGGTAGTCAAACTCCAGTACGGCTTTTGATTTCATTGAGCGCTAATCTCACGCTTGAGATACCACAGGGCTTTCTCCAAGTCTTGTTTGCGGTTGCCCTTGAGGTCTGCACGGGTGATGTACTTCACGACGTTACCCAAGTTATAGCCCAGCTTCTTGGCTTCAATGAAGTCGATCGTCTCAATACCGCCCGCTTTGTAATGAGCAGGGTGATTGACTGGGTCAGCGGCAGGTTCTAGCATTTCAATCTGAATTTCAGCCAAACGGTTTGGCGTTACGAACTCAACTGAATCTCCGTAAACCGGAATGTCCGGTGCAATGTGCTTCAGAATAGAAGCATTGGATGTCATCACCGTGTTAAAAAACTTGGATTTCCCAACCGCTTTCGGAATCTCAACGCCTTCCTTCTTGAGCTTCCATTTGAGAGACGATACGTAACCACTCGTTACCCCAAACTTTGCGGCAACAGAACGAGAAGAGGCGGTGGGGTCGGACTTGATAAACGCAATGATTTGCGCGGTTTTACTTAGCTTTTTAGCCATTTTGTTTTCCTTGGTTGTGAACACATGATGTGACTGGACACCAGCCACGGCAAGTAAAGTTAGGTTTTGCATTCCATACATCGTTCTCGATGGAGGACTGCAACTGCCCAACCTCTGAAATCCACGGAGTCCAAGCTTCTTCTTGGTTGTCCTGCAGATAGTCAGCCTTTACAAAGTCATCAGCGAACAGGAACAACAAACCCGCTTTGACTTTCTTAACTTGAGGGAAGTGCTTGAAGATTGCAAGCGATAACACTTCTAATTGTTTGAGATCGGCATACTGGCTTTTCTTGCCCGTCTTGTAGTCAATGGTCAGCGCACGATCACCTTGCAGGATGATGATGTCAGCGATACCGCGCCACCACACCTTCTTGTCGAAGAACCCGCAAGGCTCAAGGTCAGCGGTCAAGCCCAGCTTGTTCTCGCACAACTTCTCGCCCTCTATGTTGCGGATAGACTCAAGCGCTGGCTCGATCTCTTTGTACTGCGCTGGAATAGGTACACCCTTACCAACGTATTCTTCAGCAATCTTATGAATGGTGTTGCCAAACACAATTGCCTCACCCAATGGCTCTTTGACGTCCTTCGCTACCTTGAGGTGGTAGTACTTCTTGGGACACTGTTGGTACAGCGATAAGCTACTGTACGACCATGTGATATTTGCCATTAGCAATCTCCATAATTTCGAGCCATGCCTGACTCGCAGTCCAGAGGCAATCCCTGCGCCCATGCAGGGGTAGTCCTCATACATTCTTCAATATAGGCCCGCGCTTCGTGGGCTTCGTCCTCGTGTACAACGCAAGCGATCGCATCATGCACAGTAAGTACCACGCGATAACGCTTCTCAATCTCAATCATTTGTTCACCAATGATGCAACGAGCAACAGCTTGGCAAAGGTTCTCTGCTACCTTACCGCCATAAATCTTGTTTGGCCCCATGCGTGTCTGATAGGTGTAATCGCCATTACTGTGGCGGGCTAACTCGGGGTAGTTCTGCATCAACCCATTCGGCAAACTAATACCTGTAAACGGCTCAAGCTTCAGCACACCCACGGTGTCAATATCGAGCTCTTTGTTCTGCATCATGAAGTCAAGGGCTAACGTCAGATGATTCCACCATTTCGCAATGTTGGGGTTCGCGGCCCGATACTGCTTGACAATAAATTTGCATGTGTCAAGGTCAACGTCTTTACCCATCGTGGACAACTGCATCTGAAACTTAACCGCGCCCATGCCGTAACCCGCGCCAAGCACGGTGGTCTTGCCAATGAAGCGTTGCTCAGGACTGACTCGGTTAAGCGACGTATCAAAAATCCGTGCCGCCATGTACTTATATACGTCTTCTTTCTTGCTGAATCTCTCCAAGATATCAGTCTGCCCTGCAAGCCATGCCAACACCCGCGCCTCAATCTGAGACGAGTCACAGTCGATAATGACATGCCCGCGAGGTGCAACGATACAGCGCTTGAGCTTGCCGCCCTCTGTGCCACGGCTAGGCAGGTTCTGCAGGTTCACCTTGTCCGAGCCACCCCACCGACCCGTGTGAGCCGCATAGTATTTCAACGGAATAGGTAGACGACGAAGAGCCCCGCCGATATGCCCGCGACGTGCAATACTGATAAAGCGTTCTGTGCGTGTTTCCTCGAGCGTAGACTTAGCGCCCACCCGTGCGGCAACAAGGGCTTGCACGACTTCATTGGGGTGCTCAAGCAACGCCATAAACTCAGGATCACTTTTTGCAAAGGCATAGGTATCCTTGCCCGTAGCCGGACTGATCTTGATTGGGGGTCGCACGTTGTTGGCTATTAACAACTCTGCAAACTTGGCGCTACTGTTAAGAACTTCCTTGGTGATGTTGGCTTCAACGAACAGCTTCTCTTTGCGCTCTTTCACCTCGACCAAATGCGACTCAAGCTTATCCACATCGAGTTCTAATAGTGGATCACTAAACATGCGAATGGTGATGTCGATCAACCGCTTCTCGATCGTAGGGAAACTGGGCATCTCGTTATACAGTTTGTAGGTCAGCTCCACGTCGTTCTTGCAGTACTCCCCATATTGCGCCAACTGGTCAGCGGGGAACTCCTCACGACGCAAGCCCCTAGCATCATGCACTTCCAAACCTTTTGCACCCAAACCAAAGTGTTCAACCAACTTAGCAAGGCTTCCACCCACAGTCGTACCAAACATCGCTCTAGCCATGGATAACGTATCGAGCCATGCTTTTGGCTTTTGCCCAAAAACCCACGTCAAAATAGCGGCATCAAAGATAGCGTTATGGGCTAACACGAAATGATTGCCCCAGTTAAACTGCGCCAACCACTCAGCCGTTTCTTGCAGATCACCGGAAAACCACTGGGCAGGTTCGGAATTAACCTTGACCGCCACGCCAATCACTTGGAACTGCGGGTCGCGCACGTACTCCTCCGTTGTGAGACGGGTCAGCGAGTACTCACGGCTGTAGTACGTCTCGAAATCGATTGTGATCATGGGGTTGTGGCTCGGGGTCGGACAACTACGCGCTTGCTTTGCGGTGTGGTAACGGCTGCGTTGTCAATTGCCGCCCGCAACTTGGCATTGATGTCCGTGTCGATGTTGTACTGGCCTTGCCCGATGACAACTTCCTCAATGATGCGGTTCATGTCGTGCATGCGCCTAACCCGTTTATAGACGCGACGCACAACGTAACGCTCAAACCGTGTGAGTTCTAGTTCGCTGATAAGGCTCCCGAGATTCTTCAAGGAACGGGTATCAAATTCTTGGGTCTCGAGTTTTTCCATCAGCGCCTTGAGTTGGTCGCAGACGAAGGGGCGTAGTAGTTGGTCGATCATGCTGGTCGGCTCCCTATCTGTTGAAGCACTGCTTCGACTTGTTCTATATTTGTTTCGTTGATCACAAGCGCGTAGCCACCGGCATCTTCAATGGCGCTAAGTTCTCTGCGTTGCAATGCCGTTGTGGTATTCTTGCCCGCCTTGCATTCGATAGCTATGAACTGCCCGCAGTAACATACTATGATGTCTGGTATGCCGGACCGACCAAAGCCGTTGCTAGGGGGATAAAAGAAGTAAGCATTGTACTTGTTCAGTACGGTTGTTACTTTGCGTTTTACTTTAGATTCGGGTGTGTTTGCCATACCTCTAATGTATAGCATTACTGGACTATGTCAAGTCTTTTATGAGATTTATTTTGTAGGTGTTAACACTTAGCAACCAAGGAATCATCGACAAGTTGTCGACTATTCCATAGGCAAAAAAAGACCCGCACTAGGCGGGTCAATTTGTTTAGTTAACTACTACTTCTCTAGTATCAGCAAGTTAGTATCGTTGAGTCGATAGCCTATGTCGTCGACAAGTTCACCATCTTCCATGAGTTGTAGTACACCAATGGCGTTCTGCATATACTCAGGTAGCTCATCAAACGATTTGAATGTTGTCTCATTTTCGGGCGATCGTATGAGGAACGCACCGTTGTGTTGAACAACAGTTAGGTACTTCAGCTTCTCCATCTTCTCGGCAAGCATACGTTCGGACATCGCCTTGTGGTACTTGTCGGACGTGAAGAGTTTGCGCATCTCATGCATGCCCGATGGGTTTGGCTCACCATTCATAAGCTGATACAGAAACATCTGCGTAACCAAGTGGTTAGGACCCATCTGATTGTGGGTTATCGGTCTCATCAAATCACGACATGCCGTATACAGACCATGCGCTAGATTGTTATACGCCTTGTCCATGATCTCTGCCGTGTTCTGCGGAACAAAATGTTTCTTCGCCAGTCGAGCCGCGCCCGTTATCTTAGTAGTGGTCGATGTGTTCGTAGCGCCTCGTTGAGTCTCGATACGCCATGACTTGATACTATAGATAACTTCATTACCGCCCCGACGACTGTATCTCCTATCCAAGAATAGTTCACCGAGTAACTCAGGACCCTTGTATACCTTGACCTTGTTGAGATACTGAAAGCCCTCCGGTGCGCTAACAGTCCGGTCGCATATAGAGACCTTGGATGTGGCGTAGTTTAGATCGTTAGTCGCCATACCCTTGGTTGTAAAGGTAAAGGCTGGCATGTCTAACGCGAGCTTGTTCACAAGTTCTGCGAGCATAGGCTCGAGGACAAGGCTGGGTGGTAGTTGAATGTTTGCAAATGTCATGTTAATTACCAGTTAAATTTGTTGATAATTTCTTCAACGCTAGCCTTGAGTTCGATACGAGAACTCTCGTCAGCGCGTAGGTCCTTGATGTCGGTCAGCGTCACAGCCTGCTCTAGCATACGACGCGCCTTCTCCAGCTCTGGGTCTTTGGTGACGTTAAGCCGAGTCAGTAAGTCGCACAGCTCTACTGCGTTCTCAAGCAGAGAGTCACGAAAGATTTTGCGCTCTCCACCATCGTCATCAGTTAGCCGTTCGCTCATGCGGATGAGCATGGCATGCAACCTATCCCATGGGTCACGCATAGCTTCCTGCAGTTTGTCTTTGAACATCTTGTCATACTGCTCTTGCAGATCAGCCTTGACACGAGCCTCGCAGTTGATGCGGAAGTCACCGCTCTCAGGCACGGGTAAGAAGTTGTACTCAAACTTGAAGCGACGAGGTAAGGTCTCGACATCAGGAAACTCGTCAGCGCGATAGTACTTGCCTAGCTTGAACGCTTGGTCGTTCTTGATCTGCGGATACGCATTGATAAAGTCTTTGACTAGGGCGTAGAAGTTGGCTTCCATCGTACCGAGTTGCTCGCGGTACTTGAAGAAGTTCTCCATAGGCAAGAGCCCGACACCCTTCATCCAAGGCAATGTCTGCGTTGAGTTCCAACCCCTGCACTTGGCGGCATACTTCTCAATCTTCTTGAGGTGATCACTGCCCGCCATGAGGTACTTGTATACCGAACCTGCATCTTGGTCAGCTTCCTTGGAAGTGTTCACATCCATAGTCGTCTCGTTATCACGCTTGCGTGCAGTCCATGTGCTGATGCGTAACTCCACAAGCATAGCCATGGATGATAAGGACACGACCGGGCCCGTGATCGTCAATGTATTCTCTGTCATAGTATTCTCCTGTTTAAAGTTAAATGGAACTATCGACAACTTGTCGACTATTCCGTGGGGTAAAAGTAAGATCATGAAAAAACTTGCCGTTTGTTACCGAGGACATAGCGCCCTTGGGTAAACGCTCAAGACGGAACGCCTCGTCCCTGTGCAAATAGGTAACGAGTTGTTTGATGAACTCAAAGGCTTTGTCTGCTTGCAGTGCCCTGTTCGCATTTCTTGTCGTCCATGTGTAACGCCCTGCCCGCTTAGCAATGACATGCAAGACTTGCACCCATTCATCAGGGTCGCCTCGATCGATCATGTCCTTCAGACGCAAGCAACCCTGCGGGTAGAAACCCACGGCTCTGTTGTGTTGACCGACACCGAACGGCACAGCATCACGCGCATATCGCTCATCCCAATACGCATTGCGCTGTTCAGCTGTCAATGTGGCGAACTTGTTAGACATAGCCTTGTACTCTGCGTCAGATGTAAAGCCTAGCGATGCGACATACTTATCGAACGATGGGTCTATCTCCTCCATTTCAAAGGTAGATGTAACCGCTAACACGACCTGAGCCCACGAGAGGAACGGCTCATACTTTGCCATCAGCTTGTTCACAACGCCACGATTCATTCGTATGTTGTACGCGACTGGTGCGTTAAGCAAGAATGATTTGCCGTCCACAATCTGGAAGTCGAGTCGCGCACCACGAGGCAAGTGATACACCTCTTTGCGTGTCGAGTCGGTACAGTAAAACATACGACCCCTATCCCAATAGAAGTTCTGCCACTCTAGTGGTAGGTAGTAGGTGATGTTGTCAGGAACAAACGCGGTGTAGTACTTCGGTGCGAACACAGAATAGGTATTGTCCGAGCGCCACTCGACTAGCGTTGTGTCGTAGTACTTCAGATGTACTGTGTTGTCGTCAGGCATAGCGATGCTCGCCATGATGTGATGACGACGGCTACCCAATGGACGGACATTGTCCTTGTTACCACGGATAGGTTTAGTTCTATCGTGCCAGAGCTTCGCGGCTTTGAAGCTCGCGAGTCTGTGCACATCTGCTGTATTCCAGCCCATATCATTTCCCCTTCAATAAAGAATGTTGAATAAAAGACATACTCTTGGAGAGCATGTGGATACCAAGCAACTGCTTCTGTTGCTTTAGTATTACGTTCTCACTTACGAGAGAACCTATGTGGGGCATATCGCCCTTCTTATAAACTACCTTACCCTTGGCTAATACAACTAGTGGCATGTGGTTCGGAATAGTCGACATGATGTCGATTACTCCGCCTCTCCGTTGTAGAACGCAATCAGATGTTTGACCACCTGACCATTCGTTGGTTGAAAGCCAAGTTTGGACACGAGTTCTTCCCTAACCTCTTGCAACAACTCAAAGGTTTCTTGGTTAAGCGTAACCACATAGTTCTGCGGTTTCATCGTCTCTGCTCCTCAAGTTCTTTCATGTTTGATTCCACCTCAAGGCGCAAGTACGCTGTGATGGGCGTGATGAATGCCACCTCGGGGTTGGGTCTAGTAAACGCCACGATATTCGTAGCCCGCTTACTGCTCCACTCTTTACCAAGCTGACTGCATGCGTTCAATGTTTCGCACACACCCATTGCTTCGGCAATACTCATGACGAACTTCTCGCCACCGATATGTAATAAGACTTCCATTTCAAACCTCCTTAATGTTTACGATCTGACCTTTAGGCGGTGTGTAGTCAGAGT